GACGATCTAACCTTAAAAACAATTACATCGGATTCTAGTGGAGAATCTACTTCTACGAAACCATACGCATCGAATAAGTCATCAAAATAGTTTATACCCTTTTCTTCCCAGTTATCTTCAAAAGGTATACTAGGAAGGACTATATCATGTTTATCATAGTAATAGTCTCGTACTAAAGAATAACAATCATTGACTCCGAAATTATACTCTCTTCCCAGTAAGGGGTTTCTTATTCTTTCTGGAAGGTATTCTGCTTTTTCTAAGTCCGGAACCGAAAACACAATAAAAGGAATACCTAAAAAGTCCGACATTTTTTTATCCGCTTCACTTAACTCCGCTGAAGCGTCTGGGTGACTATGTACTATTGCGTATATATCTCCTGAAATGGATGCCTTAATATAATCCGCTGAAGAAATCTTAAAATCCTCTTCTTTGTTATCAGAGGTGTTCTCACAAGGGACCCAAACTAGCTTTCCTCTCTTATTTAGAAGTATCCCGCACCCTTCTTCGGGATATGTGTCCAAAAAAGACTCTATAATCTTTTTATCTTCTTGATTGTACACCCGGAAAGCCTCCATATGGAAGAAATTTAGTATGGTCTTGAGCAGTGAGAGTAAGGGGGTTACTACCGTGCCCCGATACAGTACCAGTCTTCGCCATATACCGCATCTTACAGGAAGCTATAGTTTTTCTACAAATATCTCCTTCTATCCAATATTTTCCAGTTGCGGGAGTTGTTCCTGCTGGTACAACCGTTCTCTTTACTCTCCAGAGTTTACCGCTATGAGTTACATAATCGTTTAGGCGAGGGTCTGAGTACCCATTATATACTGTACTGTTATTCCAAGTAGAATAGGGGTGTACTCTACGATACGCCCCATTTGCATACCCAGGAACTCCTCCCGCGCTACTTACGGCCTGCCAAAACTCTTTCTCATCAAAAGCATCCGTAGTAGTACCATTATCATTAAGCTTTACGACAGTACTTAACTTATTACCATTATCATGTACCTTAGTAGTATAGTAAATACCGTTAACAACTATACTTGCAAACAGGGTAGCCGTAGAGGGGTCAAAGTTCATTATATACTCATCTTCTGAGTTTACAAAAACAGGAGTTCCGGTGGTGGTGTTGCCTTCCCCTCCTTCCCAAGTACATGCTCCTACTCTATTCTCACGAGCAATGGATTTTCTACCGTCCTGATACCTCCAAGTACAGGCTCCGCCAACAACAGTACGCCTCGGAAGGGTTACGCCTGCTAAATCAAAAGGAGACGCTAATTCAAAAGTAACTTGCAAGATATTTTTTTCTACTATTCTATCTATTATATACACTATTTTAGGCAAGTGTACTCCGGGAGCATTTTCATTATCAGAAGCACCCCCCACTAAGTACTTACCGAAAGTCATTATACGAGTGATTCTTTTTCCCAATAAATCTTCGTAGTCTAGACCGGCGGCTATCTCACCGCTAAAAGAGTTTCCTATATTTCCTATAGTAATAGTAGGGCGAGAGTATGCCCCGTCACTACTAATATCGAAGCCCTCTGCAAGTATAGGGATAGGAGAGTACTCTTTCGACTCGTTAGAGGAATCTCGAAAGTGTATACTTGCGGCAGCGTTATCCTTTGTGCCATTAGCAAACCGAGCAACCTCATCCTTGCCGAGGTCTAACTCGTAGAGCACTACTAACTCAGAACCTGGGTCCTGTTTCTGAACTGTGGAAATTATATCTGTCATGCTTCATATACCCGCCGGAAAGTTGCTGTAAAAGTATAAGAAGAATCGTTTACGTATGTAAGATTGTATTG